CCCGGGCCGCCGCCGAGGCCGCCGCCCGGGCCGCCGCCGAGGCCGCCGCCCGGGACGCCGCCCGGGACGCCGCCCGGGACGCCGAGCGCGCCTGGCAGGCCGAGCGCCTTGGTCGGTATCTACACGATGAGGACATCCCCGAGCCCGTGGAGGTGGGTACATGAGCGAGCACGCCCTACCGCCGGTGTACCGCTACGGCGACGCTCTGGCTTCGCCCGAGCTGCACCCGGAGCACGACCTCGACCTGCTACGAGCGGAGCTGGACGCGTGCCGGGCCAAGATCGCGCTCCTGCGCTCACACCTGCGCACGATCGCAGAGGAGCACGCGATCCCCGATGGCCCGCCCACGCCGCCGATGTGCCGCATCTGCGGCGAGCGCTGGCCGTGTGTCACACGCCTTGAGGCCGACGCGGCGTTGGGAGCCGGCGATGGATGAGCACGACCTCACCCTGCTCGATCTGGGTGATCGAGGCCCTGACGAGTGCCGAGGACGGTATCCATGAGTGATCCCCTGTCCTTTCTGTGTTCGGTCGGCGGCACCCAGAAGCACTACGAGTGCTACATCTGGGACATCTGGATTGACACCGCCGCGCAGATCCGCGCGGATCTGGAGCGCCTGCTGTGTGACATCCTCGCCGAGCTCGACACCGACTCCTATCCCCATCACTCGGATGATCCGGTGGTCGCCTCATCGGGGCACACCTCACCCGTGGAGGCTGCTGAGGACGACGACGATGACTGACCCGCTGCGCTTCCTCGCGTCCGTCAACGGTGAGATCTGGCAGTACGACCGCAACCGCCGCAGCGCTATCGGCTTCGGGCCGGTGCTGACACCGGAGATGCTGGGCACGGACTACCTCTTGACGTGGCCGCGCTACCGCAACCATCGCCTCATCGTCACGCTGACCCGTGATCCGACCTCCGCCATGGCCGACGGCGGAGTGGTGATCGGGGACTACGACCCGCACACACGCAAGCTCACCGACCGTGTCCACATCGAGGCCGACGCGCTGCCCCAGCCGTGGGGCCACGTCGACCTCCATCCATTCCAGCCGCGCTTTTGCGGCTCGGCCCTGCGCGACGGATCATGGGCGCTGTTCTCCCTCGGCCACTCCGCAGGCGCGAACATGGCCGAGCCGCTGTGGTATCTGCTCCCCAGTCCCGACGCCTGCATAGACCCTTCATGGACGCCGGACGGCGACCTGGTCTACATCCGCAACCCCGCCGGTGCCTACTCGCCGTGGCAGCGGATGCGGGGCCTCGGCAACGAGGTCCGCCGCTACGACAAACGCCGTCGTCGCGACGAGCGCGTCTGGGGCGGCGGCGAGCGGCCGGTGTGGGACCCCTACGTCTCGCCCGACGGCGGGACCGTCGCCATGCTGCGGCGCCACGATCCCGACCTGATCCCCACGATGCACACCACCGACCTCCTCGACATCAGCTCCGACAGTCGGCAGAGCACTCCGCCGCACGCCGAGATCAGCGAGCGCACGACCGAGGCCGAGTACGAGCAGCGCCTCCTTTGGTGGCGTCGCCGTGCCCATCACATCGCCGACGTGACCTGCTCTGTGCCGCAGTGGGTCGACGACAGCTCCTGGCTGGTGCACCGGACCGTGTGGTCACCGTGGCGGGACCCCGAGGGCCATCGCCACACCGACGCCAAGGTCTGGCGCTACCGCCTCGACGGGAGCCGCGAGGAGATCGTGAGACTGCGGGATCGCTCCATCCTGCACCCGCACCCGCTGCCGAGATAATCCGATTATCTCCCTCCCTCCTCTTGACACCGGGTGTCTCGGTATATACAGTAGGGGTATAGAGAGTCTAGGGAGGTAGGGACATGACAGACACACAGACCACAGACCAGCGGATCGAGCAGGAGCTGACCCGGCGAGCCCAGTCCCGTCGACCCCGCGTCAAGCGCTGGTACGGCGTCCGCGGCGGCGGCACCCAGAAGCACTACGAGTGCTACATCTGCGACGCCTGGGTCGATACCTGGGCGGCGAAGTGGGCGATCCCCCGCCACGCCGAGCAGGCGCTCGCCGAGCACCGCCACAGCCACGAGGCGGAGCTGTGATGAGAGCGCGGCACCCGGCGACTGGCCGGATGATCGACCTCGACGCGTTCTGCGAGCGATGGATGACCGCGACGATGACCGACGCTGATGACGAGCTGTGGGCCGAGCTCGTCGAGACCCCCGCCATCCGAGCCTACGTGCTCGACCGGGTCGGCTACGCCCTCGACTCGTCGGGGGAGCTGGAGCTACCGCGATGAGCACCGAGTCCGCGTCCGCCGGCCCCGCCCGGCTACTGCGGCCGAGTGAGGGATGGGCCCCGGTGGGTCCGTCCCTGCCGCCCTATGCCGACGACGAGCTGCATGACCTGCGCCGCGACACGCTGGCGCATGACTACCGGGTGCTGCCGGTCGACCTCGGCGCCACGGCAGGTGACGTGCTCATCTGTCGGGAGCGGGCCTGGCGCCTGGCCGGGCGCGTGGGTCCGCAGCACCACGCCTGGCGATCGCTGGTCGCCCACGCCATGGCCAACTACGGCGACGCCGAGCGCTGGCTGGGTGGCGTCGAGGTGTGGTCCACACACCAGATCGACCCGAGGAGGATGACATGATCGTGACCCGTGATGACGGACGCGCAGTCGACGTGTCGGAGTGGGACGCTCGCTCCGAGGCGGTGCGGGCATGGCTCGCACACGAGCAGCGCTGGTCCGGCCCGACCTATGAGGTCGGGTCCAACGCAGGCTGCCCGGCCGATCGCTATCTCGTACGCGATGGCGACCTCATGGAGGTCGTTATCGACTCGATCGAGGGCCATCCTTGTGGCTGGCATCTGGAGCCGGTGCCGTGGAGCGCGGATGGTGCGCCATGAGCGCCGTCGCCGCACAGATCCGCGAGGAGCTGGAGCGCCTGCTGTGGTCACTGGTCCCGCTGCTCGGCCAGGATCTGGATGAGCTGTTTGGCCGACGCCCCGGAGCCAAGGCCGACATGCTCGCAGAGCAGCTCACCTCCGGTGACGACCACATAGCTGCTGAGACCGTCATCGACCTCGCGGCCGCAGGTGTCATCCCCGATGACCCGGGCCTGGCGTGGTGGGCCAGTGCGCTGGGCCGCGCTGTCGCCGCGTCGGTGGGCCACCCGAGCGCCACCCACGTCAGCTACAGCGTGGCCGGTGCGATGCTCGGGATCACGCGGGGTCGCGTCGGCCAGCTCGTGGCCGACGGCAAGCTCGAGCGCCACTCCGATGGCGGGGTGGATGTGGGCTCTATCCGGCGGCGGATAGCGGAGCGGGACACTCACACGACCCACTGAGACGATGTGGCAGGCTGGGACCCAGGATGCATCACGACCACCGCCACAAGCTGCTCGTAGCGATAGAGCTGGGAGCGCGCCACCTCGCCGGCGTCGACCGCGCTCTGTGCGACATCCTGGCCGAGCTCGACACCGACTCCTACCCGCATCACTCGGATGACCCGATGGTCGCGACCTCCGGCCACACCTCACCCGTGGAGGCCGCAGCCACCACCGCCCACCGCGACGCGCTGGCCGTGTATGAGGCCGAGATCACCGCGGCGGCACGCCACCTCGACGCAGCGCTGCGCCTCGATCGCCGCTGGCGGCACCACCCGTCGTCGGCCCCAGCGGCTGCGCCGCCGCCCTGCGAGCACTGCGCCCGTCACGGCAAGGGCGACTCCTGGCCCACCACCTACACCGACGCCGGTCGGCTCGGCCACAAGATGCGGCTGTGCCGTGGCTGCCGGGACTGGGTCGCCACAGCCGGGCGGCTGCCGTCAGCGGCGGTGATCGAGGCCTGGCGTCAGGGACGCCGCCCGCGGCGCCCCATCGACACTCACAGCGACAGACGTGGTAATCTCCGCGCAGTCTGACTCATTTGCTGAGATGGCAGGAGTACGGACGTCGTGAGCTGGTCAGGATCTACGCGCCGGCGACGTCTGCCGCCTGACTGGGCGCAACGGCGACGGCGCGTGCTGATCCGAGACGAGCACCGCTGCTATCGCTGTGGCGCTCGAGCGTCCGAGGTCGATCACCGCAGAGCCGGTGACGACCACTCCGAGGCCAACCTCGCTGCTATCTGCGCTCGCTGCCATTCGCGCAAGAGCGCTCGTGAGGGCGGCACGGCCTCCGCCCGCCGCCGCCCGCGCACGCGCCGAGCACCAGAGCGACACCCTGGCCTGAGGTGAGGACAACGGCACGCGGCCTAGGCGAGGGTCCGCCCAGTAGCGATGAGAGGAGGGGGACCACCCCTCCCCCCCACGCCATGAGGACCGGAGAGGGCTGCGGCTCGCTGTGCGTAGGAGTTACTTACCCCGCCATGGGGCCGCCATTTCCCGACACGGGAGGAATTATGCCTCGAGGGCCATTGCCGGACCCGCGCCATCGACACCGCAACGCACCGACGATCCCGACTACGGACCTGCCGGCCACCACCGGTGCGGGCGAGGCTCCCCAGTACCCGGAGTGGATGAGCCTCGGCGATGCCGGCGAGGCCTGGTGGCGCTGGGCGTGGCGCACACCGCAGGCCCACGCATGGGGTCATCACATGGGCATGGAGCCGGTGATAGCACGGCGAGCCACGCTCGAGGACGAGTTGGCCGTCATGGAGCTCGCCGATGGTCTCAGCCGGTCGCGGGTGATGCGAGAGATGCGAGAGCTAGACGACCGCCTCGGCCTGACCCCGAAGGGCCTCGCGTCCCTGCGCTGGCGGATCGTCACTACCGATGCCGACGAGGTATCCGACGCCGACGAGGTAGCTCGTCGTCGCGAGGAGCGCCGTGAGCGGCTGAGCGGCTGATGCCGCGAGAGGTCATCCGCTCGCCAGACCACGACCGGCGCCGCTCGCTCGGCTGGCTGGCGGTCGCGTGGATGGAGCATTTCTGTGTCCACGGGCCTGGCGACGTGAGCGGGCGAGCCGTGCGCCTTGACGACGAGCTCGCAGAGATCACCGTCGATTGCTACGCGCTCGATGGCACAGGGCGTCGGCTGTATGACTCGGCGTTCATCTCGCGCGCGAAGGGCAGGGACAAGAGTGGACACGCGGGGCGCCTGGTGCTGTTCGAGGCGCTCGGACCGGCCCGATTCGCGGGATGGGCGACAGGCGGCGAACAGTTTTGCTGGCGGGACTTCCGCTATACCTACCAGGCAGGCGAGCCGATGGGGCGCCGTGTCGTCTCGCCGTTCATCCGCTGTCTGGCGACAGAGGAGACACAGGCGGGCAACACCTACGACACGGTCTACGACAATCTCACCGAGGGGCCGCTCGCCGAGGGCCTCGGCAGCAACGCAGCAGGGCTGACCAGAGTGCTGTTGCCCGGTGGTGGGGAGATCGTGCCATCCACAGCCTCCAACGCGGCCAAGGACGGCGGCCGTGAGACCTTCGCGGTCTTCGATGAGACGCATCTCTACGTGTTGCCGGAGCTGCGCCGCATGTACGCGACAGTGCGCCGTAATGCCGGCAAACGTCGCGACGCCCAGCCGTGGACGCTGGAGACGTCCACGATGTATGTCCCCGGTGCGGGCTCGGTAGCCGAGGAGACTCATCACGCGGCTAAGGCGATCCGCGAAAACAAGACCAAGCGGGCGCGGCTGTTCTTCGATCACCGCTCAGCGCCGGCAGATGTCGATATGGCCGACGAGGCAGCTCTGAGCGCGGCGCTCACCGAGGCCTACGGGCCTTTCGCTCAGAATATGGATCTGGAGCGGATCATCGACGAGATCTGGGACCCGCGCAACGATCCGGCAGACTCTCGGCGCTTTTGGCTCAATCAGCCCAGCTCGGCTCTGGACTCATGGATAGCGGAGCACGAGTGGGCAGCGCGCGCCGATGCGAGCATTGTGGTCGACAGCGCCGACGCGGTGACACTTGGGTTCGATGGGTCGCGTCAGCGATCCCGCAAGGTGACCGATGCGACGGCGCTGATCGGCTGTCGTGTCAGCGACGGGCATGTCTTCGCGCTCGGCGTGTGGGAGCAGCCCCAGGGGCCGGCGGGTGATGAGTGGCAGGTCCCGGTGCTCGAGGTCGAGGCAGCCGTGGCAGCGGCGTTCGAGCGATTTCGCGTGGTCGGCTTCTTTGCGGACCCGGCCAAATGGGAGAGCTACGTCGCCGGCTGGGAGGCTCGCTACGGCGGCGCCGTAGCGGTCAAGGCCAGCCGCGATCACCCCTTCCAATGGTGGATGACCGGTGGGCGTCACACCGTCGTCGTCAAGGCGCTCGAGCAATTCCACTCGGCGGTCATCGACGGTGCCATGACCCACGACGGGTCCTACGCCTTGACGCGCCACGCGCTCAATGTGCGGCGCCGGCCAACCCGGGCAGGGCTGCAGATCGCCAAGGAGCACCCCGACTCGCCACGCAAGATCGACGCCGCGGTAGCGGCTGTGCTCGCCTACGCAGCACGGCTGGCGGCGCTCGCTTCCGGGGTCGGTAGCGCGCCGGAGACGTTCGTACCGCGCCGGATCCGCTAGGAGGCATCGTTGCCGATAGACACCACGGTGACGGGCAGCCCCGGGTGGTGGCTCGATCGCCTGAGCGCCAAGCTCGCCGGCGAACGGGAGCGCTGCGACCGGCTCGACAGCTACTACCGCAATGAGGCGGGCATCCCCGTCCATGCCGACAAGGCTGTGAGGGCTGCATATCGCCGGCTCATGCAGATGGCGCGCACCAACTTCGCCGAGCTGGTCGTAGAGGCCGTGCGCGAGCGGATGAAGCCAGTCGGGTTCCGTACGGGCGCCTCCTCTGACGAGCTCGGCGACGCCGAGGCGTGGCGTATGTGGCAGGCAAACAGCCTGGACGCCGACCACGCGCTCGTCGATCGTGCGAGCCTGGCCATGGGCATGGCCTACGTGATCGTCGGAGGCGTGGACGAGGAACTCGGCGCGCCACTCATCACGCCCGAGGACCCGCGTGAGGTGACGGTCCAGACTGCGCCGGGGCGCCGGCGCCGGGTGATCGCCGCGCTGAAGACGTACCGCGACGACGTCGCGGCGGTGGAGCGAGCGTACGTGTTCTTGCCGGGCAAGATATACCGAGCGGTCCGGGAGTCGGCGGCCGGTGCTGCGGCGCCAGGCGAAGCGACGGGATGGGAATGGGAGAGCCGCGAGGAGCTAACGGGCCTCGCTGGCGTCGTGCCGGTCGTGCCGATCGTCAATCGCGCAGACATGGCCGGCAATCCACAGGGTGAGTTCGAGCCGCACATCTCGCTCCTCGATCGGATCAACTACAGCGTGCTCAACCGGCTCGAGGTGGCCACGCTGCAGGCCTTTCGACAGCGTGCCATCAAGGGTGTACCGGTGACCGACGCCGAAGGCAACAGCATTGACTACGACGACATCTTTTCGGCAGACCCCGGCGCACTGTGGCAACTCCCTGCGACCGCGGAGATCTGGGAGTCCGGGATCGTCGACCTCACCCCGATCCGCCAGGGCATCCGCGATGACATCCAGGATCTCGCCGCGGTCAGCCGCACGCCCCTGTTCTATCTCACGCCCGAGGGCGCCAATGGCTCGGCGGAGGGCGCGTCACTGGCGCGCGAGGGCCTCGTCTTCAAGGCTTACGATCGGCTCGCGCAGACTGGCGAGGCGTGGGAACAGGTGATGGCCCTTGCGTTTCGCGTCGCCGGGGACGAGGTGCGCGCCAGCCGTCAGGATATGGAGATCATCTGGGCGCCACCCGAACGGTTCTCGCTGGCCGAGCGCTACGACGCTGCATCCAAGGCCCAGGCGGCGGGTGTGCCATGGCGCACGGTGATGACCGATGTGTTGCAGTTCTCGCCACAGCAGGTCGACCGCATGGAGACTGAGCGCGCTGCTGACCTGCTGCTGTCCGGCGATGAGCTCGCGCCGTGACGGCCGCTAGTGACCTCGCTGTCACGCGGTCCTATCGTGGCCACACTCGTCGTCTCATCAGTCGAGGCAGTGCTGCGATGGCGGCGATCTGGAGCGTGTTGGCCGGTGGTGTGGATGAGGACGCTGTCGCCGAGTTCGTGCGCCGGGCCGCGCCGCTGCTCGCTGGCCTTGGGGCGACCTCGGCGGCGCTGGCCGCCGGCTATGTCCGCACGCTGACGGGGCGCAGGGCCGAGGTGTCGGATCTCACCGACGCTGCTATCAGTCAGGATCTGCGTCATCCTTTCATCGGCGTGTATCGCGACCTCGGTCGTGGCATCCCCGCAGCGACCGCTCTTGTGACCGGCCGAGAGCGTGCGAGGGCGCTGGCACAAGAGCGGGTCATCCAGACGCAGCGCCGGGCACTAGGGCTCGCCGCCGACGGCGTCACCGGCTGGCGGCGCGTGCCACAGGGCGTGACGTGCGCGTGGTGTGTGACGGTCTCAACCCGGCGCTACCGCAGCGCCGAGGCGGCTTCGTTCGGCCACGGGCATAAGGGCGTCGACTACTGCGATTGCGACGTGATCCCGATCATCGGGGACCGAGACCCCGGGCAGACGATCAACCGACCGCTCAACGAATGGCGGCGCCGTCAAGGCGAGGAGCCTGCCTATGTGGACGCCGACGCCGCCTCTGCGGCGTCTCGCCCGTCCTGAGTGAGGTCCCCGCACGGGGGCGTATATCCACCCGACAAGGGAGAGCTAGCTATGCCAGACACAGAAACACAGACACCGGCGCCGCAGTCCGCGGCGCCGGAGCCCACATCGCAGCCCGAGCACACCCCCGACGCCGGCATGGAGCCCGGGGTGGATTGGGAGGCCGAGGCCGAGAAATGGAAGCGCCAGGCCCGCAAGCACGAGGATCGCGCCAAGGCGAACGCGTCGGCGGCCAAGGAGCTCGAGGAGCTGCGGCGCCAGTCCATGACCGACCAGGACAAGGCCGTCGCCGAGGCAAAGGCGTCAGCCAGGGCCGAGGTCATAACCGAGGTCGCCGGTCGAGTGGTCAGGGCCGAGGTCCGCGCAGCGGCGGCCGGCCGCCTGGCTGATGAGGCCGTGACCGTCCTCGTCGGCGGCATGGACGTCTCGGCGTTCATCGACGCGGACGGCGAGGTGGACAGTGACAAGATCGCTGCGTTCGTCGACGGCATAGCACCAGCAGAATCACCACCGCCGTTCCCTGAGCTCGGCCAGGGTGCTCGCGGACCCACCGCGCTGAACGGCGATCCGTTGCTGCGCGACGTGAAGGCAAAGCTCGGCATCCGTTGATGCCGCCCTACTAGGGAGGACCCCCCCCATGGCCATATCGGCCCCCACCAAGACATCTGATTTTTCCGGCTTCATCCAACCCACCATCGCCGCGCCGATCTTCGAGAAGGCCCGGGTGATGTCCACCGTCCAGCAGCTCGCTCAACAGGTCCCACTCGGCTTCAACGGCTCGGCGGTCCCCGTGACGACCTCCAAGCCCACCGCCGGGTGGGTGGCGGAGGGCACCACCAAGCCGGCGACGACCGGCGCGGCGACGCTCAAGACCATCACGCCGAAGAAGCTCGCGGCGATCATGGTCGTGTCTGCCGAGGTCGTGCGAGCCAATCCCGGCGGCTACATGGACACCCTGCGCCCCAACCTCGCAGAGGCTTTCGCTCTCGCCTTCGACAAGGCCGCGTTGCATGACGAGGGGCCGGACGGCACCCCCGGAGGCGGTCCGTTCGCGACCTACATCGACCAGTCCACCAAGAGTCACGAGATCGGGTCCACCACCAACATCCATACCGATCTCGTCGAGGTGTTGCAGGAGTTGATCTCGCATGTCGGCGGCGACGGTCGCCACAAGCGCCTCACCGGTTGGGCGCTCGATGACCTCATGGAGTACTACCTCCAGGGCGCGCTCGACGGCAGCAACCGACCGCTATACATCGACCTGCCGACGGATGAGACGAGTGACGCGCTGGCTCGCCCCGGCCGCCTCCTGGGCCGTCCGTCATACATGGGCGAGGGCGTGATCGACAACTCGAGCGCGATCTACGGCTACGGCGGCGACTGGCGCGAGGCCGCCTGGGGCGTCGTTGGAGGCATCACCTACGACGTCTCGACAGAGGCCAGCGTCACGATCGACGGCAGCCTCGTATCGCTGTGGGAGAACAACCTCCTAGCGATCCGCGCCGAGGCGGAGTACGGCTTTTTGGTCAATGACACCGCCGCGTTCGTGCAGCTCCGAAACGACGCCGGTAGCTGATCGGTACCCACCACCAGGATGACTCGGGCGGGGTGTCGATCACGCCCTCGGGCGACCCCGCCCGAGCATCCATCTGAAGCAAAAGGACGAGGTGTGTCGCTACCACTGCTGGCCGACATGGTCGCCTTCGAGGACAGGCTTGGTCGGTCGCTCGACGCCCCCGAGGACAGTGACCGCGCGCTGGCGCTGCTATATGACGCCTCCGCTGCAGCGCGCGCATATACGGGCCAGCACCTCAGCGAGTCCAGCACCACCGAGCGGCTGCGCGTGAGAAAGGCACATCTGCGATTGCCTCAGCGTCCGGTGACCGCAGTTACCGGGGTGACCGCAGTTGACGGCACCGCTGTCGAGTATGAGTGGGTGGCCGGCGACCGGGTGTCGATCACCGGGCTGTCAGATGTCATGCGCTTCGACGTCGAGCCATTCCGCTCCACGACGCCGTACCTCGACGTGACCTACACCCACGGGTATAACCCCGTCCCTGACGACATCGTGGCCGTGGTGTGCCAGGTGGCCGCCAGGGCCTATGGCTACGGCGCCGAGGACTCCGGCGTCCAGACCGAGACGCTCGGGCCGTACAGCGTGACCGGCGGCGCCGCCGCGGCTCAAGGCGGGCTCGGCCTGCTCGCCGGAGAGCGCGCCGCCCTCGACCGCTACCGCAAGCCGCTCAGCTACTCCACCTATGGGCCATGAGGTCGTCATCCTCGTGCCGATGCTGGGCCGCCCGCATCGTGTAGCTCCACTGCTGGCCTCGATCACCGCCGCCACTCCCGAGCCGCACCGGGTGCTGTGGCTGGTGACGAGCGATGATACCGAGGTCGGCGATGCTGTCGAGACCGTCGGAGGCGAGCCCCTGATGGTGCCGTGGCAAGGCGGGGGTGACTATGCGCGCAAGATCAACGCCGGCTATCGCCACACCAGCGAGCCGCTGGTCTTTTGCGCCGCCTGTGACCTGGAGTTCCATGTCGGCTGGCTGGCGGCCGCAATGGCGCGGCTGGATGGGACCGTAGGCGTCGTCGGGACCAATGACCTCGGCAATCGCCGAGTGATGGCGGGAGAGCACGCCACCCATAGTCTCGTGACCCGTGCCTATGCCGACACCTATGGCACGATCGACGAGCCCGGCAAGATCCTGCATGAGGGATACCGGCATGAGTACGTGGATGACGAGCTTGTCGGGACGGCCAAGGCGCGGGGCGCATGGGCGTTCGCTGCGGACTCGGTGGTAGAGCACCTGCACCCGCACTGGGGCAAGGCGCCGAGCGACACGCTCTATGAGGCGCAAGCGGGCCGTATGAGCGCCAGCCGGCACCTGTACCTGCGGAGGCGACGACTGTGGATGTCACCGTGATCGTCGCCACCTACGGCGAGGGGCGCTGGCGGGAGCTGGCCGAGTGCCGAGCGATCCCCGCCGCTCGGGCCGAAGCAGAGGTCATAGCGGTGCACGGCGAGACGCTGCAATCCGCGCGCAATGCCGGGGCGGCGCAGGCCACCAGCGAGTGGCTGTGCTTTTGTGACGCGGACGATGAGGTGGAGCCCGGCTACATGGCAGCCATGGCCGAGCTCGACGCAGACCTACGAGCGCCGCTGGTGCGATACGTCAAGGATCATCGGCATTGGCCGGCGCGAGTACCGGACGGCACCGACGACCTGGCCGATGGCAACCGCCTGGTCATCGGCACCCTCGTCCGCCGAGAGATGTTCTGGCGAGTCGGAGGGTTCGGCGGCTGGGCGTTCTACGAGGACTGGGACCTGTGGCAGCGATGCTGGCTGGCTGGCGCCACGGTCGAGTTCGGTCGCGCGATATATCGCGCGCACATGCGGGCCGACAGCCGCAACCGCTCGCCTAGTCGCGCCGAGAAGGTGGCGATGCATCACGACATCCGCCGAGCAAACATGCCGTGGCTGTATGAGCACGAGACCATGCCGTGATCTGCCTGCTGGTCATCACCGACGGTCGCAGGGAGTGTCTCAGCGAGACCATCGCATCGGCGGCCGAGGCGCTGGCAGGGCCGATCACCCGGCGCGTCCTCGTCGATGACTCGGCCGATCCGCTCTATTGGGCCTGGTGTGATGACCGCTACGGCGAGGACTGGGAGGTCATCCATCACGACATGCGCCGTGGCTTCGGCGGCGCGATCGCATCCGGCTGGGCCGCGGTGCTCAGTGGTCCTGAGCGCCTCGTGTTCCATCTCGAGGACGACTTCGTGTTTCTGCGGCGGGTGGCGCTGGGGTCGCTTGTCGAGGTGCTCGACCGCAGGTCACATGTCGTGCAGTTGGCGTTGCGCCGCCAGCCGGTCAATGCTGCCGAGGCCGACGCCGGCGGCGTCATCGAGCAGCACCCCGACGACTACGCGCAGTGCACCGATGGCCAACGCGTGTGGCTGGAGCATCGCCGCTACTTCACGACGAATCCCAGTCTTTATCGCTCTTCGCTGTGCGAGCGTGGCTGGCCAGAGGGGCCCGACAGCGAAGGCCGCTTCGGCCTGGCGCTGTTCGCCGCCGATGCTGCGGCGCGCAGCGCCTATTGGGGGCCGCGTGACGGGGGCGAATGGGTGCGACACATCGGCCACCGCCGGCACGGGACGGGTTACTAGTGAGCGTCTGGGCCGTGACGATGGTCAAGGACGAGGCCGACGTCATCGCCGGCACACTGCGCCACCTCGCCGGCGAGGGCGTCGCAGGGATCCTGGTCGCGGACAACGGCTCGACCGATGGCACCCGCCACATCCTCGACACTCTCGAGCTGGGGATACCGCTGGTCGTCGTGGAGGACCCTGAGGTCGCCTATCACCAGTCCGCGAAGATGACCCGCTTGGCCGCAATGGCTGCTGTCGAGGGAGCGACCTGGATCGTGCCCTTCGACGCCGATGAGCTGTGGATCTCGCCGCAGGATCGCTTGGCGGCCGCCCTCGAAACAGCCGAGGGCGATATCGTCACAGCCGACCTGCACAACCACTACGCGACGGCGGTGGATCCGGATGGTGCTGATCCCTACCGAACGATGGTCTGGCGAGAGCCGGCCCCGGCGCCGCTCCCCAAGGTCGCCATCCGCTGGCACCCCGAGGCCGTGATCGACCAGGGCAACCACGGCGCATCGCTACGCGGCGGCCGGATCGCTGCGAACGTCCGGCTCGAGGTGCGCCACTTCCCTTACCGCAGCGCGGCTCAGATGGTGCGCAAGGCGCGCAACGGCGCTGCCGCCTACGCCGCATCGGATCTCCCCGCTCACGTCGGCGCTCACTGGCGATCCTACGGCGAGCTCCTCGAGCGTGACGGACCGGAGGCGATACATGACGTGTTTCGGACGTACTTTTGGCATCTGAGCCCTGCTGATGCCGGGCTGATCCCGGACCCCGCGCCGTATCGCCGATGGGAGACGTGAGCGTCGTTATCCCATGGCGGCCGGGCTGTGAGTGGCGCCAGGTGGCCCTCGAGCATGTGCTGGGGCGCTACAGCGAGTCTCACCCGTCATGGCAGGTGGTCATAGGCCGTCACCGCGTCGGCCCCTGGGTCAAGGCCCGCGCCGTCGCCGACGCGGTGAGCCGAGCCGCCGGGGAGGTGCTGGTGGTCGCCGACGCCGACGTGTGGTGCGATGACATCGCTCTCGCCGTCGATGTCGTGACCGAAGGGGCTTCGTGGGCGATCCCGCATGACCAGGTCTGGCGTCTCGACCCCCCATCGACTGGCGCGGTGCTGGTGGGCGGCCCGCTAGGAGCCAGCGGGACGGAGCAGTCGCCGTATCCCGGCCGGCTAGGCGGCGGGATCACCGTCATAGAGCGCATGGTCTGGGATCGCGTCCCCCTAGACGCCAGATTCGCCGGCTGGGGCCAGGAGGACGAGGCGTGGGGCATCGCCCTGTGGCATCTCGTCGGCGTGCCATGGAGAGGCAGCGCGCCGCTGTGGCACCTGTGGCATCCGCCGCAGGAGCGGATGGATCGCCGCACCGGCTCGCCACATGGCCGCGCCTTGTTCACGCGCTACCGCCGAGCAGCCAGACGCGGCGGGCTCGCGGAGATCGTCGCCGAGGCACGAGAGGTGCTGGATGAGAGCTACACGGCTGCTGACACAGACAGCGGTCATCACTCGCGTCAGCCAGACCGGGGCCATTGATGATTACGGCAACCCGAGCGAGCAGAGCAGCATGAGCGCTGTGGCCTGCTGGCTGCACCAGACCCAGGCCAGCGAGGACACCCGAGGTGGCCGATTCGGCGAGGAGCGCTGGAGTGTGTATCTGCCTGCCGACACCGCACTCGACATCGACGACCGCGTGAGCGTCGATGGCGTCGTCTACGAGGTAGCCGGTCCGCCGTGGTCCGCTGTCAACCCGCGTACCGGCATCGTCGAGTTCGTCCAGGCATCTCTACGCAAGGCAGGGTGACGATGGCTCGCTTTGTTCCCGCGCCCAATCTCGATGCCGAGATACGGCGCCTGACGCAGGACGTTCTGCTTGACCGCGCCAACCGCATAGCCGCCGCCACCCGCGCTACGGCGAAGATGGCTCGGTCCTATCCCGGGCGCTATGGCGCTATCACGGTCAGCGCGGCCAAGGCAGGGGCGACGGTGGCTGCGCAAGGATCCCTGGCACACCTCGACGAGTGGGGCTCGATCAACAACTCGCCCACCGCCGCTATGCGGCGCGCCGCGGAGCGCGAAGGCCGCTTCCGGGAGGAGTGATGGTAACCCTCCTGCCAGATGGCGAGGCGCTCGTCTCCGGATACCTGCGCGCGCGCAGCGAGGTCACCGACCTGTGCGGCCAGCGTGTCTACACCGAGTTGCCGAAGGATAAGACCTTCCCGCTGGTGCGCCTGGTCCGCGTCGGGGGCAGTCCGCCCTTGGATCGACCATTGCGGTTCGACGTGGCTCGCATTCAGGTCGACGTCTGGGGCGGGCCGAAGAAGACGGCCCGTGACCTCGCCGAGACCATCCGCCAGGTGCTCAGCGAGCTCCCGGATGAGGACGTGGTCGGCACGGTCGTCTCAGCGGTGACCTACGGCCCGTTCGCCTATCTGCCCGACGACGACTTCGCCCCGGCAAAGCCTCGCTACACATTCGACGTCGAGCTATCCGTCCACCCCAAACCCTGACACCAGTCCCCGATTAGAGGAGGTCCCCTCATGGCATTCGAGTCAGAAGAGGTACGCGCGTTCGGCACAGGTCATGTCTATGTCGCCGACGTGGGCACAGCTATGCCGGCCGACATCGGCGCGACGATCCCGACCAGTTGGATCGACCTCGGCTACACCGACGAGCAAGGCCCGCGCTTCAACTTCGGGCGCACGGTGAACGAGGTCCCGGCATGGCAGTCCTATGACCCCGTGCGGGTGCTCATCACAGCCGTCCCCAAGACGGTCGCGTTCGATCTGCTGCAAACAAACAAGCACACCCTCCAGTTGGCGCTCGGCGGCGGCGACGTAACCGAGGGAGCCCCCTTCGAGTTCTCCTATGAGCCGCCCGATGAGTCATTTGTCGACGAGCGCGCGCTGATCATCACCGGCGAGGATGGCGACTACACCTACCGGTTCTGCTTCCACAAGGTCCTCAATCAGTCCGGTGTCGAGTTCCCCTTCGTGCGCGGCGCTCCCACCAAGCTGGCCATCGAGGTGAAGGTGCTCGCTGCAGGCGGCGGCAACAAGCCGTATTTCATCCAGACCGACGACCCGAACATCTTCAGCGGCGCCGCGAGCTGATGCAACAGCGCATCAGCTTTCGTGTCACCTTCGAGGATGACACCACGACCGATGTATACGCCGGGCCTGCTGAGGCCTACGCGTATGAGCGCGAGTTCGGCACGCCGCTTGCCCGGCGGGTCGAGGATGGCTACAGCGATTGGACCGTCTGGGTGACCTGGCACGCCATGTCCCGACGGGCTGAGACATCGCTGTCGTTCGACGAGTGGATGAACACTGTCGCGTCGATCACCACTGCCGCCGCTCAAGAGGCTGAGGCTGAGGCTAGCGGCGAGGACCCTACTGGGCCGATCCTCGGAGCCTCACTCGACTGATCGCCAAGCTGAGCCTCGACACCCAGATAGCACCGCAGTACTGGGAGGATCTGCTAGCGCGCGGCGACGACGCCATGTGGCAAGCGGTGCTGGCCGAGGCGACACATCGGCGCGAGATGCGAGCCGCGGCCGCTCGCGCGACGCACGTCGCCGAGCCGCCGGCCAAGACCGTTGGGTTTGCGGGCCTGGCCCGCATGATGAGCAAAGGCAGGTGAGCAGTGGCTAGAGCCGGGACCGTCTACGTCGACGTCGAGGCCGACGTCTCGCGGTTCATCGGTCAGCTCAACCAGGCGGCTCGCACCGCCGGGCAGTCGCTCACCTCCGGTCTCGGCTCGGTCGGGCGTACGGTGATGAGCGACCTCGTCACCTCTGCCGGCGCAGCAGCGCAGGCCGTCGGCGCCATCGGGGTCGCCTCCGCGGGAGTCGGACTCAAGACAGCGTCGGAGCTGGAGACCGCCACGCTGCAGTTCGAGACGCTGCTGGGGTCGGCGGACGCGGCCAAAGAGCGCGTCGCGTCGCTGTTCGAGTTCGCCAAGCGCACGCCGTTCGAGACGGCGCCGATCATCAAGGCGTCTCGCCTGCTGCAGACCTTCGGCGGCGACGCGCTGGCAGCCGAGGCGAACCTGACGCTTGTGGGCGACGCGGCCGCGGCAACGTCTGCGCCGATGGATGAGCTGGCCTTTTGGGTCGGCCGCGCCTATAGCCAGATCCAGGGCGGCCAGCCGTTCGGCGAGGCTGCGATGCGCCTGCAAGAGCTGGCGATCCTCTCCCCGCAGGCCCGCGCCGAGATGGAGCGCCTGCAAGAGGCGGGGGCGAGCTCGGCTGAGGTGTGGGCTGTCCTAGAGGGCGAGCTCGGCAAGTTCTCCGGCGCGATGGAGAAGATGGCCGGCACCATGTCGGGCCTGACCTCGACTCTGAAGGACGTGTTCGCGTTGACATCCGCGGACGTGTTCGCGCCGCTATTCGAGTCCACCAAACGGGCGATGGGCGTGCTGGTGGAGTTCGCGGACACCGACGCGTTCGCGTCGATCGCATCACATCTCAAGGATCTGGTGGGCGTCGGAGTGAGCCACCTGGACCGCATCGTCGACAAGGTCTCGGAGTTCCTGGCGTCGCTGACTCCCGGCGACGTCGACGCCTTCTTTGGTCGCCTGAGCGGACTGGCCGGCGAGGCGGCAGGTGCCGTCGAGGGCCTGGAGCCGGTCATAGCCGGTGTGGGTGTGGCACTGTCGTCGATGGCGCTACGGTCGATCCCGCTGCTCGGCTCGTTTGTGCCGGCGATCTCCCCCGTCACCGGTGCACTCGCCGGGCTGCTGCTCGGCTCGGAGGAGTCGCGGGCAGCGCTCGGCGATCTGGGCTCGGCGCTGCTGGGGATCGCCCGCGAGCACGGTCCCGCCTTGGGCCAGGCGCTGGGCGATCTCGCCGGGCACCTGGCCGACGGCCTGGGAGGCGCCATATCGGCCGTCACTCCCGCGCTGGCTGAGGCCGCCGACATCATTGGCCCGGTGCTGGTGGATGCCATCACCACCGTCGGTCCGCCGCTGGGCCAGTTCATCGAGGCGCTGGGTGAGCTCGCGGCGGTCATCATCCCCAACATCGCATCGGTCATAGGTGCCATCGCTCCGGCGGTGACTACGGTGCTGGGTGCGGGCCTCGACGTGCTGGCCGATCTGATCGGGGTCGTCGCCGCCAACTCCGAGATAGCCATCCCGGCGATCGCCGGGCTCTTCGGCATCCTGGCCGCGCACAAGCTCAGCACCACAGTCGGGACGCTCAAGGAGATCGGTACCCACATATGGGCCGTGGGTCAGCAGGCCGCCGCAGCGGTGCGAGAGAAGGGCCTCGGCGGGCTGGTGTCGATGCTGGGCTCGGGGCTCGGTCTGGCGGCCATCGGCGCCGGTGCGGCGATAGCGGGCATCGTGGGTGTCATCGCCTGGCAGTCCCGCGAGGCCGAGCAGGCGGCGGCGGCGACCAAGCGTTACCGCGACGCCATTGATGAGGTGGGCTCGGTGACGACCGGTACCGAGCAGGCGCTAGCCGATTGGCTGTCGACCCTGGAGGGACACGAGGCCGATGAGATCTCCGAGATCATCGGCGTCATGGAGCAGATGGGGCTGACCACATCGGACCTCGCGGACAAGTTCTCCTTGGGCGAGGACGCGTGGAACGCGTTCCGCGACCAGTTCGAGGCTGCGGCCGCCGATGCCAATGCAGTCGAGCAAGGCTTCGACAGCTACGCGGACGCGCTCGCCAACAACAGCAGCGTCGCGGGCTTCGCGAAAGACCGGGCCGAGGAGCTTGGCAACGCGCTCGCCAAGCAGCGTGACGCCGCGCTGGCTGCCGAGGCGTCCCAGGACGCGCTCAACAGCGTGCTTGGCACAGGCACCGACACGGCGAAGGACCTCGAGGCGGCTATCGCCGCCCTCAACGACGAGTTCGAGAGCCTCATCGGCGTGCAGCGCTCTGCCGAGGAGGCGGAGCTGCGCTACAACGACGCGCAGGCCCGCGTCATCGAGAATGCCATGAAGGCGGGCTCGATCGTCGACGCCAACGGACAGCTCACACAGCAGTTCCGCGAGGACCAGCTCCATGCCACCGACGCTCTGTTCGCCTTCGCCGAGGCCGAGGTGCAGGTGACGGGCGACACGGCACGGGCTAACGAGATCATCGACGCTCACGTCTCCCAGCTACGCGGCGTACTCACACAGGCCGGACTGACCGAGGACCAAATAGCGCAGTACCTCGCGACTCTCGGCCTCACACCCGATCAGGTCAACACTCTGGTGGCGCTGTGGGACACGCAGGCGAAACAGCGGCTCCAAGACTGGCTCAACCGGCTCGCCGACATCCCCGAGGAGGAGCGCACACGTATTCAGGCGCTCATCGACCAGGGCCGGCTCAGCGAAGCCGAGCAGGCGCTCAACCACCTGGCCCGCACCCGCCGAGTGAAGCTGATCGTCGAGCAGGTCGGGGGTGTCATCGGCGGCCTGGCCAATGCCGAGGGCGGCATCGTGGAGCTCTTCCAAACCGGTGGTATGACCGAGGACCACGTAGCGCAGATCGCCGCATCCGGGGTGACGCGCATATGGAACGAGCCCGAGACTGGCGGCGAGGCATACATCCCGCTGGCCGCATCCAAGCGGGCACGGTCTATCGCCATCTGGGAGGAGACCGGCCGCCGCCTCGGCATCGCTGCGGATCGCATGGCGGCGGGGCGTGGCGGTGTGCACATAGGGACGCTGGTGGTCGAGACCAACGAGGCGCCGCGGCGCTGGATGGACGAGGCACTCTGGCGGGTGGCATGAGCGCCGGGGACCTCATCACCGACGATGTGCAGATCGAGATAGCGGGTCTCCTGCTCGGTGGCGGGACCGGCTATGTGATCAGCGCCTTCAACCCGTGGGGCGGGATCGACTGGCGCTCAGCCGACCGGGCCAGAGCCCATGCCCACGGCGTCTGGCCCGCGGTCGACCTATGGGGCACGCGCCGAGTCCCGCTGTTGATCGCAGTCAACTCGACGACCGGCAAGCAGGCCGCGTTGGATGCCTGGTACGCGCTGGCTGCGGCCTTTTCTCCCGGTGATGATCCGCTCGAGCTCGTATGGCGCGAGGCCGGCAGCAAATACCGCCTGGTCGGGCGCGCGCGCCTGGCTGAGCCCGACGTGACCGACCTCGCGCAGGGCGTGATCCGCTGCGAGTGCCGGTTCGAGGCGACCGATCCGTTCATCACCGCCGCTCTGCTGCAGACCGGCTCGACTGGGCTCGGCGCGCCTGCCGCTGGGCGTTCCTATCCGCGGTCCTACCCCTGGAGCTATGGAGCGCCGTCCACGCCTGGGATGATCCATGCCCTCAATGGCGGCAGCGCGCCCGGTGCCTGGAGCGCCACGGTGACCGGGCCGGTCACCGCACCGCGCATCGAGAACGCGACGAGTGGCGAGGTGCTCGATTTCACCGGCACGGTCTCCGGCGGCGAGACGCTCACGATCGACTCATCGACGCGAACCGTGCTGCTCAACGACAGCGCCTCGCGGGCGTCATGGCTGCGGCCAGGCTCGCAGTGGTGGCAGTTGCCGCCGGGGACAACTGCCGTGCGCTTCGAGGCAAGCGGCGGATCGGGCTCGCTGGTCATGAGCTGGCGCGACACCTGGTACTGAGGAGGACCCCATTGGCCGAGATCACACCGCTATGGCTGCAGGCACCTGATCCGACGCCGTCGTACAACGCCGTCGCCGACCGCCATCTCCTCACCGCCATCATGGGCGCGCGTGCCTTCGTCACGGGGTCAATCGGCGCGCCGGCGCTGGACAACGGCGGCGGGCATGGAGTCGCCGGGGACGTTGATCTGGCCGTGGCCGCCAACGGCACGCCGAACATGAGCGTCAACGTGGCCCCCGGCGTCGGCGTGGTCAAGGGCACCCAGTCGATAGCCCAGGGAGCGTATGTCGTCGGCGCCGACGCCACCGAGAACTTGACGATTGCCACAGCCGACGGCACCAATCCGCGCAAGGATCTTGTGTGGATCCGCGTCCGGGACTCCGAGGAGTCCGGCTCCGATGACGATTGCCTTCTCGGAATCACCACCGGCACCCCCGCCGGGTCGCCGTCGGACCCGACCCCTCCCGCGAACAGCCTGGTGCTGGCACGAGTCACGGTCCCCGCCGGGGCAAGCTCGATCACCGGCGGCAACATCACCGACCTACGCACCCACGCCTTCGCGCTCGGCGGGGTGTGTTATTGCACCTCGGCGAGTCTCCCCAACCCGGCGCGCGTCGGACAGCTCGTCTATGAGCGTGACCAGGACCGGGTCAGGGTCTATGACGGCGCGGCATGGAAGGCTCCTTACGCGCTCGGCCACATCGCCGCCGACACATCGGACGCGAACGTCACGCTGTCGGACACGAGCGTCAAAGAGACCAACGCGTCGGTGACGATCACAAACAGCGACGGCGTGGCGCGCAATTATGCGATCTATGCGAGCGCTTATTTCAACCTCGCGTCCGGTGCCAGTGGGCTCTATCGCGTCGCGATCACCGAGGCCGGTACCGCGGTCGACGACGCGGCGACGCGCGTCAAGACCGACACGAGCGGCGGCCCAGGGCAAGTCGGCGGCATGACCCGTGTCGTGCGCACCATCGCCGCCGGTGCCTCCAAGATCTACAAGGCTGCGGGCAAGCGCGAGGTCGGGACGACCTCGGACGTGATCTCGGCCGGTGCCGTCATCTCCGTCGAGGACATCGGCCCCACCTGATGGCGACCTACCGCTTCCTGGCCGTCGACACGTGTACTGACGCCATCATCACCGAGCTGCCACTAGCCGGCGTCACGTACAGCCGGCGTCTCAACGGCGCCGGCACTCTCTCCGCGGTGTGCCCACTGACAGCCGACGACCTCACGCTCTCCGGGATCTGGGTGGACGGCACTGAGCCCACTCGCCGCGGTGTGTATGTCGAGCGCGATGGCGTGATCGTCTGGGGCGGCATTTGGTGGGCGCGCGACACCACCGACAGCCATACCCTCCAGGTGTCAGGCGGGGAGTGGTGGAGCGTCCTACGCCGGCGTCACATCACTGACACCCTCGTGTATGTCGCAGGCGTCGACGATCAGCTCGACATAGCTCGCGCCCTCGTCGACTACACCCAGGCCAAACCCGGTGGCGACCTGCTCATTGACACGGGGTCCGGTTCCTCTGGTCGCACTAGGGACCGCACCTACTGGGGCTATGAAGCAAAGCAGGTGGCCGACGCCATCGAGGAGCTGGCCGCTGTGGAGGATGGCTTCGATTTCTCGCTGGACTGCGTCTGGTCCGCCGGGGTGCCCGCGCGCCAATTCGTGGTCTCCTACCCGCGTCGAGGACGCAGCGCCGTCTCCAGCGGTCTGGTATTTAGCAGCGGCCGCAACATCATCGATTGGGACTGGCCCGAGGACGGCAGCCGCGCCGCAAACTGCGTGCATGGCGTCGGAGCCGGAGAGGGGGACTCGATGCTGCGCTCATCGGTCACTCGCACCGATCGCCTCGACGCCGGCTATCCCCTCCTCGAAGAGGTGCTGAGCCTAAAGGACGTCAGTGTGCAGTCGACACTCGCTGCACATGTCGTCGACCGCGTGGCTGCCTACGCGAGTCCTGTCACACTGCCGAGGATCCGCGTGATCGGCGACCAAGACCCGGTGGTCGGCTCCTATATCTGCGGCGACGAGGTCCGTATCGTCCTCGACCCGTGTCCCCGCTTTCCCGATGGAGTCGACACCTACCGCCGGATCGTCGCGTACGACGTGAGCGTGAGCGAGACCACCGCTGAGACCGTCGAGCTCGTCACCGCCGAGGCCCTCGTATGACATCATCTCCCATGCCGGAGGATAGCGCCGGAGTCATCGCCGACCTGGTCCGCCGGATCGAGGCGCTCGAGCGGTCGCCTCAATTGATTAGCAGTTCGGTCCGCGACGGCCGGCTAGCGATCGTCGACGCCAACGGCTATGAGCAGATGGTCATCGGGCGACTGCGAGAGGCGAACCCTGACGATGGCGGTCGCTACACCGGGCCGTTCGCCGAGCCGGCTCGCTATGGCCTCGCCATGCTAGAGGACGACGGGACCACCATACGGCTACTCATCGGCGACCATGACGACGGCCGAGGAGTAGTTCTGACCCAGGATGACGGCAGCGGCTACCTCAGATACCTGATCGCTGCGACCGAGAATGGTGGCCTGCGAGCTCCGGAATGGAGCGCCGGCTGGATGCGGATCGAGGTCGGCGATCAGGTCGTCGTGTCGAGCGGGTCCTGGACCACTGCGTGGCGGTGCGCGATCCGCTCGGTGTACCACGACCTCGTACAGGCCTATATATGGGTCTACAGCGACGTCGGCACCACAGGAGAAATCAGGGTGATCGAGCTGGTCTCCGGCTACCTCACCGACGCCAAAGCGGTCAGCTCAGGCACGAACGAGCGATATGAGCTGAAATGGGAGCACGGGCTCATGCTCGACTCGCCCAATCGGCAGTTCGAGGTGCAGATGAGGCTGACTGGCGGCGCGGGGATCCTGAGCTGCAGACCGGATTCCATGCTCAATTTCGCCTCGACCACCCTGCTGGCCGGGGTCTCCGGTGGGTGGGTGTGATGAGCTGGGCTCCGATCCCTCGCGGCGACTGGGGCAGCCGCACCGACTGGCCGGCTCGACCGCGAGTGCAACTCCCCGTGCGCCGCGTCTTCATCCATCACACGGTCACGAGCGCCACCTCAGACCCCTACGCCGACATGCGCGCGGTCGAGGCGATCGGCCTTGCCCGCTTCGGCCTGCACAGCTACAGCTACAACGTCCACCCCTCGGGCACGGTGCTCGAGGGCGCGGGCGATCAGGTGGGGGCGCACACCGGCTCGGCCAACTCGACATCACTGGCCGTGTGCGCCATCGGCAACTACGAGGCGCACGACGTGACCGGCCCGCTCGTCTCGGGCTTCGTCGCGTGCATCGGCTGGCTGATCGACACCGGCCGCGCCACGCATGACGCGGCGCTGCTGCCGCACTCCGACGTGTACGCCACCGCCTGCCCCGGCTCGCACCTGCGCTCCCAGATCCCGGCGATACACCAGCGGGTGCTGTCCGGCGAGCGAGGAGCGGAGGGCTATGCGCCGGGGGCGTGGCTGTCGGCGCTGATCTGGTGGCGCCTGTTGATCGCATCAATCACGAGAGGAGACGACGTGGCCAAGATCGTGCAGAAGAAGGGGTCCGCCGCACAGTTCGCCATCCTGCCCGACGTGGGCGTGGTGCACCTCGCGAACGCGGGCGAGTCCAAGGAGGTCGCCAAGGGCTGGGACGCCAAGACCGCCGTCGTCTCGCCTCGCCTGTTCGACGCGCTCTACGCCATCCGGGTCGCCTAGATGCCCTACGTCGAGGTCGCCTGGGCGTCAATCGTCATCGCCCTGCTGGGCACCGTGTCATCCATCGTGGTGACGTGGCTGAGGACGCGCAAGGTGCAATCCACCAACGGCACCAACCTCGACTCCATCACCGAGCGCATCACCGGCGGCTTCGACCACCTCGACGGACGCATCAGTCGCGTGAGCGACAGCCTCAGCCACACCCGCGCCGAGCTGGATGCGATCCACTCCCGCCTCTACGAGATGGACGCCCAGCGCGAGCGGGTGCACGAGCGCCTCGGCCTGGTGGCGGCTCGCTTCGAGGAGCACGCAACGACCGAGCAGCAGTGGATGAGCCGACTGGAGGATTGCATGGCGCAGATCAAACAGCAGCGATCCGAGGGAGACGAGAGATGAACTGGCGTGACGTGATCAGTCGAGCGGCGTGGACCTTCGCTCAAGCCTTCCTGGCGGTGCTCGTCATCTCACCCGACTGGAGCGAGGTCGCCACCTCGGCCAAGGCCGGTGCGGTGGCGGGACTGGCCGCGCTGTTGAGCCTGGCCAAGACCACCGTGGCGCAGCGGATGGGCCAATGACGCCCGAGGAGCAGGCCGAGTCCGCCGTCACGCTGGCCTCGTGGTCGGGACTGCTGGCACACATCCTGGATCAGGGCCTACCCGGCTCGGCACTGGCAGATGACCTCGGCGCATTCATCGAGGCCTGTACGGTGCTGCGAGACGCGGCTCAGGCTCCTCCTCCTCCTCCTCCTCCTCCTCCTCCTCCGCCGCCTCCTGAGGTGAGCATCGTGCCGGGGGCGTGGGCGGTGGCCTACGGCGCCGGGCCTAGAGGTGACGTGAGCGCCTATCGCAAGGTGGGCAGCGTCGACCTCGAGCCGGGCCAAACGCTGGAGCGGGTGCACGTCACGGGCCGCGTCCGCATGGCTCCTGGCTCGACGCTGCGGGACTTCGTGATCGTCAACAACGGCCACCTCTACGCCATCGACGGCGGAGCGACCCACGACGGCCGGGCCAAGGGATGCCTCGTCGAGCACGGCCGCGTCACCGGGACCAACCACAAGGCGCCGACGCATTCCGCCGCGATCCTGGGCCACGACTTCGCCGAGAGCACCTTTCGGTATCTCGACGTGACCGGACACGTCGACCACGCCAAGTTCAGGGGCGGCAACAACGTCATCAGCGACAGCCACCTCCACGGCGTCTACCGCTACGAGGGCTCCCATGCGGACGGCGTCCAGTGCGCCTCACCGGGCGGCACCGGGCTGACGATCTCCCGCTGCGTCATCGACGGGCTCTCAGGCGATCACCCCGGCTCGGCCTCGGGCCCCGGCGTGGCGTCGGGTATGGCGGTGATCCAGGCCGGCGGCAAGGACTGGCTGATAGAGGACAGCCTGCTCATCGGCGGGTCCTATAGCTGGCAGATCGGCGGCAAGGATGGGGACACCTCCACGGCGACCGCTCGCAACGTGGGCATCCTGACCACCGGCACGCTCGGGGTCGGGATGTATCGCTACGGGCCGCTCCAACTACGAGCCGAGTGCCGCCGCTTTACCAACGAGGGCGTCTACGAGGTGGACGGCTCGGGCAAGGTGGGCCGCGTCATCAGCGACGCGCGCTAGATCGCGCGTCAGTCGTCGTCGCGTCCACGCCCATCGCTGCATCCCGGCTCGCACGCGAGCCCGCACACACGATCTCACCGCGCGACCTGTCGCGCGGCCCCGACCCCCGAGAGAAAGGATCCCTCAAATGGGCTCTAAGACCGACTACTACGAGAACATCTGCGTCAACGCCGCGCTCAACCCGGCGGGCGCGTCCCTGCCCGCCAACACCTGGGTCGGGCTCTACGACACCTTCACCACGCCGGAGACCTCGACCGGCCTGACCGAGGTGGCCGACGCCAACTACGACCGGCACCCCGTCGCCGCGGGCGACTTTCCCGCCGCGTCGGGCGGCACCGCCGACAACGACCAGGAGATCTCCTTCACCAGCGGACTCGGCATGGCTGCCCCAGGCGGCGCGGACGGCTGGTTCATCGCGGACGCCGCCACCGCAGGCAACATCCTGTTGCACGACGCCTTCGCCGCCCGCGAGACCTGGGGCATCGGCGACGACCCGAAGTTCGCGGCGGGCGAGCTCGACTACACCGAGGACTGAGCGAGGGCCTCTGTGATGGAGGTCGTCGATCTCGCCGGCGACCGTGGTGCCGCCGAGCGGATCGCCGCCCTGGCGCGGTCCTGGTATGACGCCGACGTGGCGGCGCATGAGGCGCCGCGCCACACCTGCGGGGCCTGGACCGCCTGGGTAGAGGGTGACCGCTCCGGTAGCGGGGTGCTCGACGCCCGCGAGCTGGCCCGCGCCCTGGCCGATGTCGAGCGGCGCGTCTGCGCGTTCGCCGAGGGTGCCGAGACCGTTGGTGTGATGATCTGCGAGCCGCTCACGGGCCGTCTGACCCGCTTCGCTTATCACCACGAGCACGCGTCGGAGGTCCTCAGCGCCATGTACGACTACGTGCTGGGCGTCTCGGGCCGCAGGCCGCGCGGCAAGGTCGACGCGCCGGGCATGGTGCGAGCCGCGCTGGGCATGGGCGGCGGGCGTATGCCGCTGGTGACGCGGCGCCGGGACCGGGCACGACCCGAGGCCGAGCCCGATGGCTGACAAGACCTACGACGTCTACGCGGATCTCGGCGACGCCAACCAGCCGCGCCAATCCACCGGCACGAACTACAGCTCGACCAACACGTGGATGCGGATCGCCGCGGACACCGTCGACGCCGCCGCCCGCGTCATCGGCCTCGTCTTCGACCTGGCGAGCCAGTCAGGGGGCGCGATCCCCGCGGACGCGACCTGCACCAAGGCCGAGATCCACGCGATCAACATCGACAGCAAGTCCGCCGACGACGTGCGGGCCTGGGTGCACGTGCTCGACGAGATCGCCGTCGACAACTGGGTGACGACGTTCTCCTACACCGGCAACGAGGGCGACACCCCCTACCCGCGCATGGCCGGCAACGACCTGCCCAACTCGCCCTGCGCGACGAAATGGAGCGAGAACAACACCACCGCGGGCGGCGAGGTGTCCTACACCCACGCCGACCTCAAGGGTCTGATCAACGACCTGATCGGCGCTCATCCGGGCGTCGACATCCCCTCGATCACCGTCGTCATCGAGGGGACCGCAGAGGCCGGCGACGACGGCAAGGCGATGGACTGGGCCGCCCGCGAGCACGCCACCTACTCCCAGCCCTGGCTCGTGCTGGACTGGGACGAGGGCGGCCTCGTCGGCGACCCAGGCGGTACCGCCACCGTGGAGGGCAGCCTGGCGCTCGACACCGACATAGCCGGCGATGTGACCGGCGCCGCGACCGCCGAAGGGGCGCTGTCGGCGGAGCGGGCGATGGCCGGCGAGGTGGCCGGGCGCGGGCTGGTCGCCGCGGTGCGGGCGTTCTCGGTGGGCGACTCCTGGGCGCTGCTGAGCACCCATCACGGCGGCAGCTCCAACATCTACGGCGAGGCCGTCGGCGAGAGCTACTCCGCGCTCGGCGTGCTGCGCGACCGGCTCGACACCAGAGGCGTCTCGATCCCCGCTGTCGAGCGCTACGCCGTTGCCGGCTCCACCTCGGCGGACTGGGCCGCCCAGGACAATAGCGACCTCCTCGCCGCGCTCGCAGCGAGCGACCTCGCCCCCGTCGTGGTCCTGAGCCTCGGCGCCAACGACCTGGCCGTGGACTACGGCGACGTCTACGACCTCGCCGACCACGGCTCGTGGGCCACGGCGATGAGCGCCATCGACACCGCCATCCGCTCGGTCCTCGACGACATCATCGCGGCTCGCGCAGATGTCCAGATTCTTCTTCCGAGCTATAGCAACTGGGCGGTCGGCGACATCTTCAGCATCCCCATCCCCTGCCAGAACTTCCTGGCGAACGCGTTCACCGCCAGCGCGCTCGAAGACGTGACCGAGCAGAACATCAACGAGCTCTGCCAGGACTACCTCCAGCCGGTCTACGACGACATCGCCGCCGACTACTCAGCTAACGTGCGCGTCTGGGCGATGTGGCAGGCGCTGCCCATGGAGCCGGGCGGGCAGCGTTGGCGCGGCACCGACTACGACCTCGTCATCAACTGCATCCACCTCAACGCGGCGGGCTTCGCCGCGTGGTGGGACGTAATCCTCGACGACCTCGCCGCCGACAGCGCCGCGTTCTTCGCCGACCCCCGGCTGCACAACCTCTCCATCGACCCGGCCTGGACCGGGGAGGCGACAGGCAGCGCGACCGCCGAGGGCGTGCTCGGGGCGCTGCGGGCACTCACCGGGGACGTGAGCGGGTCCGGCACGGTGGACGGGACACTCGCCGCGGCCCGGGCACTGGCGGGCGCAACCGACGGCGCCGCCACGCTCGAGGGCACCCTCGGCGCGGCGCGGGCCCTGGTCGGGGACGTGATCGGGTCCGGCACGCCAGAGGGGGACTTGACCGTCGCCGCAGACGTGACCCTCACCGGCGAGGCGACCGGCGCGGCCAGCGCAGAGGGCGCACTCGTGGCGCTGCGATCTCTCCTCGGGGCCGCAGACGGGCAGGCCGACGCGCTGGGTGTGCTCAGCGCCGCCGGCCTGCTCGTCGGGTCCCCGACCGGCAGCGCGACGCCAGAGGGCGCCCTGTCGGCCATGCGCCTCATCGCGGGCCAGGTGGCCGGTAGCGCCACAGTCACAGGCGACCTCAGCACCAGCCCACTGCTCTCGGGCGACGCCACCGGGACCGCTGCCGTCGAGGGCCTCCTCATCGCGCTGCGCAGCCTCGCGGGCAGCGTCAGCGGCATGGCAGACACCGCCGGGGCGCTCACCGGCTCGGCCGAGATCACCGGCGACGTGGTGGGGACCGGTACCGCAGAGGGCGCACTGTCGGCACTGCGCCGCATCCTCGGGGATGTGAGCGGGCAAGCCGACGTGAGCGGAGCGCTGTCCGCCATCCTCGACGTCGTAGGCGACGTGAGCGGCGCCGGGGCCGCTGAGGGGCTCCTCGCCGCCGCGAGAGCGCTGATCGGTACGGCCACGGGCGCTGCCAGCGTCGAGGGTGCCGTGACGACCGAGACCGCTCAGGTGCTGCTGTCGGGCGCGGTCGACGGGCTGGCCGCCGCCGAGGCCGAGGCGATCGCCACCAGAGCACTGAGCGGAGACGTGGCCGGCAGCGCTGCGCCGGTCGGCTCGCTCACCGTCGTCGACCGCGATCTGCATATCCGCCGCGCACATATCCTCGCCCCACGACATCGAGGGAGGCTCCTGCCACCATGACCACATGGACGCTACACAAGGACGGAACTGATGGCGCCCAGTATGTGCGGACGGAGATCGTCCTCGACGCCGACCCGACCGCGGGGGTTGTGTCACTCCAGCTCACCGCTCATGACGCCGCCGCTCCCAGCTCTACCGACTGGCAGACCGGTGAGTGGGAGGCCGTCGGGCTGACGCCCGACGCCGAGGGTCTCTACGCCGCCGTGGCCCGGTTGCTTGTCGGGGAAGGGCAGGTGCTGGACCCCGCAGACGGCGTCCACCGCGTCTGGGTCAGGATCGACGACACCCCCGAGACACCGATCCTGCCGGTCGGCTGGCTGAGAGTCACTGGGGACTAACCGCCGCTGGCGTCCTGGGACAGCACGACCGCGGTGATGACGACTCCGATCAGGTAGAGGATTGCGAAAGCGACAACGATGCCGACGATGACGCGGGTCATGGCGAGGGACTTCGCCGTCTGCGTCTGCAGGATGAACAGGCCGCGTACCATCTGCTCATCTGGTGATGGTGGCGGATAGGTCCTGTCGGGTTCGCTCCAGTGGTAATCGCCGATCACGCGGGCTGATGGATTACGGACCTCCGCAGTCCAGTTACCGTCCCGCCAGAGTCGCTGGGTGAACTGCTCCGACGGATCGAACAACCAGCCGTCAGGTACTCGCTCGCGATCCATCTCGTCTCCCCTCGCTAGTCACTTGCCGTGACGCTACTCGCCCCGCTGCCCCCGGGTGGCGGGGTGGTCTCGCGTCTGGCGCGAACCATCTATTTCTGACGCCGGAGTCGATGAGGTCGCGCTGATGCTCGGCGACCCAGCCCACGGCATCGGCAGGCGAGGAGCGGAACAGCGACGCCGGAACGCCCAGCGCCACCGCCAGATCCTCGACATCCTGCTGATGCTTGTATATCACTACGGTTTCGTAGTAGAACCCCTTGCATGTCCTCAACCTATGACCTCGCTCCTCGCGACGTCGCCAAGATCCTCCACGTCCACCCCCAGACAATCAAGCACTGGGCGCGCGCCGGCACTCTGCCAGGCATCCGCACCCCCGGCGGCCACTGGCGATTCTCGCGCGCCGGCATCGCCGCGTTCATCGACGCGCAGCGCAACACCGGTCCGGCCGCATGAGAGCACTACCACGGGTGCGCCGTCCCTCCTCGGGCGCTCAGGCCGCCATGGTGGCCCGCATCGCCGCAGAGACCGGCATCGGCCACATCGCCGCCTGGCGTGCTGTGCACATCATGCTCGAGGAGCTCGAGCTCGGGCCCCGCAACCCCAGCCACGTGGCGGGGTGCTGGGACGGTGACGGCATCGACTGCATCTGCGGTCTGGACCGGAGCGACGAGTGGTGAGCGAGATCGCCCCCCTCGACGCGCAGCTAGAGGCGCTCTCAGAGGCCCGCAGATGGCTCGACAAGGCCTCGACCGTCCCCGAGCTGGCAGACCTCCAGCGCCGTACCGCCGTGGCTCAGGAGTGGCTCAGACGTGTTGTGCCGGAGCGTGAGGACCTGTGGCGCTCCGCCGGTGAGGTCCGGCTGCGCTGCGAGCGTAGAGCCGGGGAGCTGCTGGCGGCGATGGACAAAAACCGAGGAGGCGGTGACCACCGGTCGCGTGACGCGACCGGTGGTCCCACCCTGGCGGACCTCGGCATCAACAAGACGCAATCGCATCGCTGGCAGGCCATCGCCGGCATCCCCGAGGCGCGCTGGGAGGCCTGGCTGGCCGATACCGCCGAGCTGACCACCGCCGGAGCAGTGGCGCTGGCGCGGGAGGCACAGCGCGCCGAGCGCGACTCCGCACCGCCACCGGCTCCCCCGACGGGCACCTATGACGTGATCTACGCCGATCCCCCCTGGCGCCGGGAGATGTCGGTCGAGTCCCGCGCCACCGAGGCGCACTACCCGACCATGACAGACGAGGAGCTGCTTGCCCTGCCCCTCCCCGCAGCAGATGACGCGGTCCTGTTCCTCTGGGCGATCTCGCCCAAGCTGCCATTCGCTCTGGCGCTGATCGAGCATTGGGGATTCACCTACCGATCCCACATGGTCTGGGTCAAGGACACGATCGGACTCGGGTGGTACGTGCGCCAGCGCCATGAACCATTGCTGATAGCGACGCGCGGAGACATCGGGCTACCTGCACCGGAGCACCGACCGCCGTCGGCGCTGGAGGCCCCACGGCGCCGGCACTCGGCCAAGCCCGAGGAGTTCTACGGCGTTATCGAGACCATGTACCCCGGCCGGTGCTACCTCGAGCTGTTCGCGCGCGACACCCGCAATGGGTGGGACTCATGGGGTAACGAGCTGTGAGCTGGACCGTCGCCGACTACCGCCGCTTCGATGCGCACGTATCGCCGTTTGTGCGCGGCTGTCTGGGTGGCGGCGACCTGATCCACATCGAGCGCTGCGGCTGTACGGCGTGTCGCGCGCTGGACACCTCTGCTGTCATCGACTGTCTGCATCGCGACACCATGGGACTCGTCGGCATCGCTGTACGGATGCAATACCGGCATGAGGAGTGGGACGAGCGCTGGCCATGGGACACATTCACGATACGCGCCGCCCGCTCCACCGGCGCCCCGACCGAGCTGCACAAACTCCATAACTGCCGGCGCTCGCTCCGCTTTCTCGGCCCGTCCTATCACGTCCACGCGTATTTTGACGGGGACACACTCGACAGCATCGGGCTCATCGCCACGGCGGACATCCTCGCCCACGCAGAGCTAGCCGATCAGAGGGTTACCCACGAAGGCGACGCCGCCTTTCACGTCTACGCCTGGTCGGACCTCGCACCGCACAGCCCGTCGCTGGCGTGCTGGCATCGCTCGGCGGAAGGAGCCGCGTGATGACCGCTCCCGCGCTCCTCTCGGACGCCGCCGAGCTGCTCGATGCATTAGCCGATCCCGAGGCGTGTGCCGACCACGACAAGACCACCCTCGCTGCCATCGTCGCCGCGCTGGCCCGACTGTCTCCGCTGATCGGGCCGGCGCGGCGAGCCTGTGAGGCCGAGCTGGCCGCTCGCATGGACGAGCCGGTGGAGGTCATCGACGGCGTCACCTACGAGCGCTCCTCGCGCTCCTCGCGCACCGGCTGGGATCGCCAGGCGCTGGAGAGCGCCGTACGCAGATGGTGCCGCTGGGACCCCGAGACCGGCGAGCAGCGCAACGTCGAGGAGATCTTCGAGCGCGTGGCTGAGGCGATGCAGGTCGCCACCGGCCGCACCAAGGTGCTGCGTGAGGCCGTCGGCCTGGACCTCGACGAGTACTGCCGCACCGAGCGCTACGACGCTGTGAGGGTCATCTCATGAGCGACACCGCCGCCGCAGTAGCCGCAGTGATCGCCGATGTCGGCGCGGTCGCCAAGAGCGGCCACAACCGCGAGCAGGACTACGAGTTCCGGACCTACGACGACGTCGTGGCCGAGGTCCGCCGTGCCTGCGCGACGCATGGCGTGTTCCTGGTGCCCCAGCCGCTGCCGGAGCTGACGACCGAGCACGAGGTCACGTCGCGCTCGGGCAAGGCGCACGGACACCGCGTCGTGCTGTGGGTGCAATACGTCATCTGGGGGCCGTCGGGGCCGCTGGCGTCGATGCTCGGGCCCGTCCCCGGCGAGGCCGTGGACTACAGCGACAAGGCCTACAACAAGTGCTTGACCGCCGCGCACAAGTACGCGCTGGTCGAGCTGTTCCTCGTTGGCGGCGGCGACGACAAGGACGCGCTCTCGCCTGAGATCGTGCGCTCCGACCCGCTGGCAGGAGCGCACGCCAAGGCCGGGCTCCTCTCTTCCATCGAGGCGCTGACCGCGCGCGACCCCGCCGCGACCGAGGCGCTGCGCGCGCGCTGGAAGGCCGACCGCATCCCCGCTGTCGACAGCGACGCGTTCTCTGCGGCCCATCTCGAAACCGTGTCGTCATGGATCGCCGAGGCTCACGAGGCTCTCGACGCACAGGAGGAGAGCGATGGATACACAGCTACAGATGAGTGAGCGCGAGCTCTGCTTTGCGGTCATCGAGGCGGCCAAGCTCCTCGGCTGGCGCGTCGCTCACTTCCACGATTCGCGCCGCGATGTCGGCGGCGGCGTGCTCGTGGGAGACCGCGACGCAGCGGGCTTTCCCGACCTCGTAATGGTCAAATACGAGCGGCTGCTGTTCGTTGAATTGAAGTCCGAGAACGGCCGTCTATCCGCGCAACAAACAGCGTGGATAGAGGAGCTATCCCCGCTGGCGGAATGCTACGTATGGCGCCCGTCGGATTGGCACTCAGGCGAGATAGAGGGGATGCTGCGATGACGCTTTTAGGTGATATAGCGGTATTCGTTTTCTGGTGGGCGGCCATATCGGTGATCGTGCTAGCGCCGGTCATCTTGATGGCTGCCCTATCGGAGTGGCAGTGGCGCCGCCGCCCAGAGCCGCTGCCACCGGTGCGACCATGCCGGACGCGGCACTCCCGCCGCTGCGTCCGGCTGGTCGCGCCACCCTATGACTGGGCCCGCGATGAGGCATCACGCTCCGAGGCGCTGTGAGGCCGGGGTCCCCGACGTGTGCGCAGGAGCCGGATCACATCGCCACCACCGACGCCTGCGGGCTCAGGGTGGATCTCATGACGCGGCGATCAACCTCATGTGGGTCTGCGCTCGCTGCCATCGCTGGATGCACGACCACCCCGCCGCCAGCTACGAGCGCGGGTGGATGACCCGTGGGTGAGCGCCGCCAGCAATCAGGCGTCGTAGCCGCCATCTGCGCTCGCTGTGGTGAGCAGCGATGCGCGGACGGCTGGTTCGTGGATCGCCGCTCAGGCCGCTGGTACTGCGGCGGGTGTCATCGCCGCCTCAGCGCCAAGGAGCGGGACGCCACCATCAGACGCATCGACAGGAGGGAACGCGGATGAGCACCATCGGAGAGCGGCTGGCCTGGCTCGAGTCAGTCCGCGCCGGGTCCCCGGCAGCCAAAGCGATCCTGTTCGCGCTCGTCACGCATTGCGATGGCGCCTGGGTGTGCTGGCCGTCGGTGGAGACGATCGCTGAGACCTCCGAGGCATCGGTAGGCCATGTCCGTCGTTGCCTCAGCGAGTGGGAGGCTGACGGCCGCATAACGCGCACCGCTCGGTGGGCATCCGATGGCGGTGGTCGTCGCTCCAGTGTGACGACGATCCAGCCCGACGCCTGGCAGACCATACCGCGCATGGTGCGCGACCATACCGCGCGTGAGCGCGCGTACCCCCCGCGCATGGTGCGCGACCATACCGCGCGTGAGCGCGCGAGTGAACCTTCATTAGAACCTCCATTAGAACCGCGCGACCATACCGCGCACCATGCGCGGTTTGCCCCTGGCTCGGGTGTCATCGGTCAGAGATCAAATTGTCCGACATGTGATGGGACCGGCTTCACGCTCGACGCCGACGGCAACGCCGTCGTCTGCCAGCAGCACTACACACATACCGACAACGACGCGAGTGAGGAGGCAGTAGCCGAGCACCCACCCATCGACGAGGCGCGCAAGGCGCTCCGGCGCCTCGCGGCAGTCGAGGACTCCTCGTGAGACTCGACGCCTACAGCTTCGCGCTGTCGTGCCCGCGCTGTGGCGGTCAGCTCTGCGAGCAGGCCTCCTCAGCACCACATCGGCGCTACCGCGCCGCCGCGCTGTGCTGCGAGTCCTGCCGCTGCCATCTGCTGCTGCAGGTGCGGCAGGTATCGAGCACCGGTCGGGCGACCATGTGGCGGAAGGCGGCGACGTGACGGCACGCACCTACGGGGTAACGATGCGTCGTAGCGCACCGCTCCGCTTGGACATGCACGAAGATGCACCCAGCCAGGGCACGTGGCGGCAGTGGGTTGCCGACTGTGAGCGACCGATCGCAATCGACCTCTTCTCGGGCGCTGGCGGCCTGAGTCAAGGGCTGGAGGCCGCCGGGTATCAGGTGGTCCTCGGAGTGGACACCGATGAGTGGGCGCTGGAGACCCACGCCCACAACTTCGCGGGCCTGTCCCTGGCCCTCGACCTCGGAGACGAGGAGATCCGAACAGGGCTCTCTCGACTGTTCGACGGCCTCGAGGTGGATCTCGTCGCGGGAGGGCCCCCCTGCCAACCCTTCTCACGGGCCGGCCGCTCGAAGATCCGCAGCCTCGTCGAGGATGGAGTCAGGGACGCGGTAGACGGGCGCAAGGAACTGTGGCAGGGCTTCATCGAGGTCGTGGAACAAGTGAAGCCGCGTGCTGTTCTGCTTGAGAACGTTCCGGATATGGCGCTTGGCGACGACATGGTCGTGCTCAGGCGCCTGATCGGCAGGTTGGAGTCCGCTGGCTACGAGGTGGACGCCCGGATTGTCGACACATGGGAATACGGCGTGCCGCAGCACCGACAGCGCCTCATCCTCATTGGTGTACGGGAGGGCGAGTTCAACTGGCCGGAGCCCACCGATCGGGTGACAGTCCGAGAAGCGATCGGTGACCTACCCGAGTTGGAGGTTGAACCCAACACCCCCGTAGGTCGGGCATCCATGCCCTATGGGGATCCGGTGATGAGTGACTTCGCACGTCGGGCGCGAAAGCACTGCGCAGGGGAGTTGGGGGCAATCGTCCACGACCACGTGACGAGGGCCGTGCGGCCCGATGACTACGAGGCGTTTCAGCTCATGGTTCCCGGCACCCTGTACTCCGACCTTCCGGAGGACATGAAGCGGTACCGAGACGACATCTTCGACGACAAGTACAACCGCCTCGACTGGAACAGCTTCTCGCGGTCCATCACGGCCCACATCGCGAAGGATGGCTACTGGTACATCCACCCTGAGCAGCACCGCACGCTCACGGTTCGAGAGGCTGCGCGCCTGCAGACCTTCCCCGACACCTTCCGCTTCGCTGGCACTCGGTCACACCAGTTCCACCAGATCGGCAACGCGGTCCCCCCTGCTCTCGGCGAGGCGATCGGTGTGGCTCTCCTCGAAGCCACTCGCAGCGTCAGCGAACCTTCGGGTCCACGGCCGTCGACGGTTAGGGCGGCGTTCCGTACGCAGCTCGCTGCATGGGCACGGGAGGATCGAGCAACCGCTCCGTGGATGTACCCCACCGATCCGTGGACTGCGGCGGTTGGCTCGGTTCTCGGTGGCAAGGGACGAGTCGCATGGCCAAGTCCGGAGGACGTTCTGGATCTAGCGCCAACGTTCAAGCAGGCGACGCCGCGCCTCATGACAACGCTTGTGGCCATGACCGCTCCGGGTCGACGTAGAAGTGCTGTAGAACGCCTCGCGGCTGCCGTAGCTGCGGTTCGGGAGGATCCAGCCGCGTGGTCGTCGCGGCAGTGGCACAAGGCGGCTGGCCTCGGTCCCTCCACCAGAGCCTGGTTCGAGGCGCTCACCGGTGAGTCACAGGGGCTGATCGCTTCGACGGCGGTGCTACGCGTGACAGCTCGTCTGACCGGAACAGGTGTCGACCGACAGAACCGGAACTCGGCTGGCCGCATGCAGCTCGCGAAGCTTGTCGGGGACGGCCATGATGCCTCTTTGCTGAACGCAGCGATGCACCGTCTGGGTCAGACGGTCTGCACTCCGGAGGCTCCACAGTGTCACGCCTGTCCCTTGGAGGACCTCTGCGAAGCACGGACCCCATGCTGACGAGCCCGGCCAGTTCGGGCTCGCCACTCGGCCTCGATCCGGTCCACGGCTGCCGAAGGCTCCTCGTGCTCCCAGACCCTCATCACGTACCACCCCGCCGCCGTCAGCATCTGATCGTTCCGCTCGTCCCGTTGTCTGTTGGCGTCGAGCTTGGAGCGCCACCAGTCGGCGTTGGACTTCGGTGCAACGGCATGGTCGGGGCACCCATGCCAGAAGCATCCGTCGACCTGCACGACGATCCGAGCACGGCTGAAAACGATGTCCGGCCGTCCCGGCAGGTCCCTCACGTCCACCCGGAATCGAAGGCCACGACGATGGAGTTCCTTACGAACCGCAAGCTCGGGGCCGGTCCCCGTGGTGGGCAGACGGGACATGAATCTCGCAACGGTGGTGCTGGATGCCGGCGGTCTTCTGCCACGAGAGGTCACAGGTAGCAGCATGGCCGGGAAGACAGGGAAGCGGAAGGTCGAGAAGGTCGTTCCCTCCGCCGCACGCACGATCCGGTCACTCCGGGACGTCGGCTACGACCTACCGCGCGCTGTTGCTGACCTCGGCGCCTCGCGGCAGTCGAGGACTCCTCGTGAGGCACCCGCTCACCAGCAGGCCACTCGACGCCTACAGCTTCGCGCTGTCGTGCCCGCGCTGTGGCGGTCAGCTCTGCGAGCAGGCCTCCTCAGCACCACATCGGCGCTACC